TTCTGCCGTTAACAATAATGGCTTCTGCTGTTGCACCAGTACCATCACCTGTAATAGTTACCGTTGGTGCAGAGATATAACCTGTGCCTGCGTCAGTAACACCAATTGAAGTAACACCTGAGAATGACTGTGGTATCTCATCAAAGATAACAGCTCTCTCAACACCATTCACATCTAAAACATTAAAACTGGTTGATGTTAACTTATTTGTAATTGTACCACGATGTAGTGGTGCATTATATTTAATTGTATAATTTTTAGCTTGATTCAGTACAGGCAAAAATCTTTTCTGCAATCGGACAACCGTCTCAGAACCAATAATAGAATTCAAGTTTGTAGCATCAACTGCATCTTGCATTTTAGATAAGATGAACTTGGCGCCAAATTTATTTAATTTGGAGTTTCTATATCCTATAATAGCATTTCTAATGTTATTTTTAATACCATCTGCACTTACAGTTGTTTTCTTTGGATCATATTGAATATAATTGTTAATCAATAAGTACAAAAATTCAGGATCCCTAAACTCTGTTTGAACAGATACGATAGATTTTGGTTTAACAATATCATCTAAAATTCTTCGTTTTTCATTTTCGGAAATATAGTAATCAGTTTTTGGTTTAATAGATATGAAAACTTTGCCGTAAACTGGAGGAGTTTCTTCTTCACCACCCCAAACTGAAATAGAGTCTAGTGATGGATAATTTTTAGTAATGTATGATTCATAATCTTTGAAAGTAACCAATCTGTTTTGTGTAGCAAATTGAGCCACAGCATTATACTTTACTTCAGTGACCGTTTCTCTGTTTGTTCCACCAGCAGCAACAAATGCCGTATCAACTGTAATATCAGTAAGAGAACCAATAGCAGCACTTACAGTAAAAGACGAAGCCTTATTTGCGGCTGTTCCGTTTGTTGACAAATAAGTTACATTGATAATTGCACCATCATTAATCTTTTTACCAATAACATTGTCACCAAAATAAATCTTAAACTTACCACCCCTAGCCTCTTGTAAAAAGTATACTTCAGACGCACTAGTAACATCTAAAATGTCGGCAACTTTATTATATATTGTTACCTGTGAATTACTTGAAGACGGTCTAACTGAAACCGTGATTGTGTTAGTATCAACATCAGCATCTGGTATTTCAAAAATACCTTTTGGATTTGAAGATTCATCTTGTGTGAATGAATATGCTACAAATTGTCCTTCTTGAATTTCTAAATTTTCAAAAAAGTATTTTGTTCCACTCTTAGTAACGGTCGTATCAGCCATTACATTAAAATTATAATTTTGACTGTCGATGGTATTAGATAAAAACACAAAACCTTTTGGTATTGTTATACTATCTATTGTAGAACTACCCGATTCGACTGTCACATTGACAACAGCTTTAGAAGCTGTTTTAGAATAGGGAACATACCCTAGTGTTTTAGCATGTGATACAACTGAATCTCTTAGCAATGCAGTATCTAAAAATGCCTCATTAGCTACCATATTAAGATAGTATGCGTTATAGTGAGTGTTATATGCCAAAAGGTTAATTAACACATCAAGGCCAGAGCCTTCAAAGTCATAGTCTTGAAACTCGGACTGTTGTTTTAAATATAATTTTAAGTTGGTTTTGATTGTATCAAAATCAAGTTCTGCAACTTGTAGACGATTATCTGCCATTTATCGAACTCGCTCTAAGAAAAATTTGATTGCTACCGGGTCGGTTCTATTGACGATTTGAAACAATAGTTCAACATTAAATCCATTATTATCAAAGTCTGGTTTAACAACAACTTTAGAAACACTTGCTCTAGGTTCAAAATTATTAATCGTTTCTATAATTTCACGTTCAATTAGAGTTGATGTAACCATATCTAATGGTTCAAATAGAAGTTTTCTTACATTACAACCAAGTTCTGGTTGAAACGGTACTTCATAGTGATTGGTTGAAATTAAATTCTTAATTGAATTAATTACAGCCAGTTCACCCCTATGTTTGTTGATATCTTTACGGACAGGATGAATTGCAAAATTCAAATCCAAGTCTCGCCATTCTCTACTTGTTGTTGTTATTGTTGTTGCCATTTTCTATTTATGTTACTGTTGGGCAAGTCTAGATTTTAATTTATCGGAACCAACTAAATTATCAATTAAAATAGTTTCGGATGAACCCAATGAGGCATATCTACGGATAGTTTTTGCTTCATTAACCAACTGATGTGATTTGGTGTAAAAATTCTCATCATGTATTCGTCTTGTGGTTAAAATACTATTCAGGCTATTCGCAGCTGTAGCAATAGTGTTTACTGCGTCATAATTTAGATTGGAAGTTCTTATTGTAATAATGTCATCTGGTGGAGTACCACTCGTACTTATTGTAATGCTTGCATTGATTGTATTAGCGTATGAAACTATAACATTAGCATAATCATTAATTGTATTGGCAACCAAAATACTAGTAAAACTACCTAACATAGGCGCATTGTCTTCTCGGCCATCTGTTTGATATATTAAATACATCAAAGCTCGGCCAACTTGTATGGCTTGTTCAAGGTGTGGTTTTGCGGCTGCATCTACGTTTGCAGTAATAGGAACAACACCAGAGATACGATACGTATGAGCTAAAAATTCTTCCATTTGGCCAGTATATTTTGTGGTGACAATTGGTGGATTCTCAGCATCTCCAGTTGTAACATTATAACCAGCAATAGCTTTTAAATCAAGAGTAATTGTTGACCATAAAGCCGTTAAATTACCAGAACCTTGTAGCCCATTAGTAATTGTAATTAATGTATTTGAAGAACTCCAAATAGTATTACAAGAAGTGGCTACAGGATTCACATGATAACCATCAGTATCATCGTTGTTCAAATCATCAATCATCCATTGATTTGGTAACAAAGCTGGTACGGTGTTTAATTGATTAATAGCCGTGTTTGGTAATGTCGTTATAGTACCAGTGGTGTCATTAAAATTATAACCTGTTTTATCAAATAAATTTGCCATAATATATCCTTAAATCATTTTTGGAATTGGTGGACCTGTAGGTCCTTTGAAGCCAACGTGGAAGTGACAGTTGTGTAGTGCCGTATTTACCGTGTCTGTCATCAATACAGCACTCATCAAACCAAAAGTTCCCAATGGTGCGGCCACAGAAAGCACAGCAGTAATAGTTGTTGCGGAAAAAATACCTAAAGGTGGTGTTGGTAATCTACCTTTGAGTGGGTTACCAGGATCACCTATGCCACAAGAAAGACCAGCTCTAGCATCAACCCTAACAGCACCAACTGAATAAGCTTCGAGATGTCCGTCAACTTCCAAATCACCAGTTATCAATAAGTGGTCACCAGTTTTAATATTTAGAGAACCTCCACCACCTAAAACATCACCACCAGCACCAATAGTCATGTCTTCTTTTGACAGTATACTAGCTTCACCTTTTGATACAAGGTTGTATTTACCTTTAACAATAAGGTTATAATCTTTTTCAACAATTTCTTTTCTGTTACCTTTAACATGAAGAATTGAATCACCATTAATCGTAATATTACAAGCACCACTAATTAATACATTTTTATTTTTGGTAATAATTTCATAACCATCACCATAAATTTTATGCACTTCATCACCGTTTGGATGTATTTCAGTAAATGTTCCTGAGCGATGATGTATACGTATTCTTTCTCCGCCGGGTGTATCATCCATCTCAAACATATGTCCAGATGGAGTTTGTGTAATATTATTAAATGGATATTTTGGTGGATATTCTGTAGACGCTGGCGATTCTGGCTCAGTCCAACCTAAATCAGTTTCAGGCCTCTCAGGTAATACTTCTCTCTCATAAGGTATAAATGTATCTGACATATTTTATTTAACTTTCACATTAAGGTCCTGTTCCAACATCTATAGGGCTTGGTGGTACACCAGCATCAGTAATTAATTGTTCTATTTGTTTGCCTGCAGCTGCAGCTTCAGCAGCGCTTGTTGGTGTTGCTATTATTGCTGCAATTTTTTGTGGAGTTGCAGCAATTGAAGCTGCAGCTCTAGTTGCTTCAGTTACAGCATCAACTCCTTCTGATATTGTATCTAACAACTCACCAACTTCACCAAAAAGTCCAGAGTCACCATCAAAGGCAAACAATGATGCAACACCGGCTCGTAAAGCTTTATATAAATTTCCTAAACAATCATTTAAAAATGCCAAAGCTCTTTCCGGTAAACTACGAAGATAGGTAATCATTGCTGAGATTCTTCTCAACACGGTCAAATAACCATCAATTGTTTCTTGTATTTTCTTTAAAGTTGATGTAACATCTTTAATAAACCTAACAATTTGTCTTGCAAACTCAATTGCTTGTTTTACAAGACCTGTTGGATCGTAATTTGATGTTCCCACCACAACATTAATAAGTTTTCTAATAGCATCAACAATAGGACCATAAAGATTTTTCATAGCACCAACAGTTTGGTCAACTTCATATGAAATATCACAAACGTGTGCTCTTCTCCTATTTGAAGTGTCTATCGCAGTAAATTGTACAACACCTCTACCTAAAGGTGGCAAAGATGGTTGGCCAGGTCTATCATAGATTTCACCGTTCGGCATCTGAGGTGCACCTGTAGGTTGTTTAACAACCACAGTATTAATACCTGGAAGAACATGGGTTACAACTGGAAGTTGTGCTGATTCTCCATCAAAGAAAAAACCAATGACCCAATCTCCAACTTTTGGTCCAGTGGCAGTTGTTGAGCCATTGACTGGCAATGCAACCATAGCCCATGGTAAATCTGTTGTTGGTAGGACCGTTTTGTTTATATTGTGAAAGCCATTGATACGAACACGAAGTCTTCCTGTCTTCAATGGGTCATCATAATCTTCTACGACTCCAGTCCAATTATTTAATTTTACTAAATCATTTTCATACATATTAATAGTTTCCTACGCTTTTGGCTAGTTGTCTGTTTGCAGCTACAACAGGTTTAGCAGAAGAATCTGTTACTACCTCTGCAACAGTTTCAAACATATTGTATTTTATAATGTGTCTAGTGGAAAGAATAGCATACTTTCCTTTTAAAGTGGAATCATAGTTATTACCACCTTTAGTATTGAAAGACCGAGTTGGAACTTCCAAATTAATTGTTCGACCTGGAGATACTAAAAAGTTTCCAGGTAAAACTATTTTTAATCTTTGTGATGTAAAATTTTGTAACAATGCTTTTCTAGCATATGTGTATTTCTGAGGCACATCATCAACTTGTAATGAACCAGGTTCATTCGCTTTAATGTATGCTGATTGTGGTCTTTGACCTGTTGTCAAATAGTATACTATCCTAGAATCGGTCATTTGATAGTTTGTTTTTCCCAATTTGTTTGTTTCAATAGGCAAATTTGGATTTTGATTACCATGTTTGGTCGTTGCAAACACATCATCAAAACTTTTCTTTTGAGTTGTTATTTGTCTGGTTAACGGATCAATACCAACAAATGTTCCTGCAAAAACACCAGCTTGTGTACTCTTAATAAAATCAAATTGTGTCATAACTTCCATCGCTCTTGCACCAAGCAATTCA